CTCTTTTAGCTGCTTCTTGTTCTCTCTGTTTTTCTAATTCAGGGGGAGCAATGGGGGGAGTGGTGGGAGGTGCAGGGGGTGGGGAGGGGGGTGGTGTTGTTGAGGAGGGTAATAATACTTCTTCAATAATTGTTGGGGGTGGGGCAGGATAACTTAAGATAATAGTATCAGCTAGTTGTCTCTCTGTTGCACCTATTAAATAACTACCTTGTCTCAACCTAATGCTTTGAGAGTTTAATAAAACCGCTCTTTTTTGAGGTCCTAATTTTTCAAAGATAATAACATCACCGTTTGATAATTTAATGTATGGTGGGGAGGGGTTTGCCATTATACTGTAAAGTTAGAGTTAGATTTAAGAAGGTCGGGATTTAATGTTAAAAGTTTCTTTAATAATGCAGGTGCTTTTTTATTTAGACTTGGTATTGGGCCGCCTGAATTAGATGCTTTTAAAGAGGCTGTTACTAGTTCTTTAAGCACGTCAATCATTGTCTTTAGTAACTCTACTGTTGTATCTCCAAGTAGTAAAGGTTCTTTTGCAGATTTAGATCCTAAGTATATTTTACTAGTTTGAATTATCATTTCAGAAGCATCTATGTTAACTGTTCCTGCAGAACTTAAACTGATACTTTTTGCTGAACTTAATAATAGGTGATCTTCTGTTGTATTAAAGACTAGCCTTCCAGAGTTTATAATTACCTGCTTGCCCGTGTATTCATCAGGTAGGGTAGGGGGATTCGATTTATAACTAAAGTAATTTGTATTTGCTAGTAGCGGTACTTTTTGAGTTGTTGTTAAGTAGATAGAAGATGCATCTGTGTTGATATCTTCTACTGTAAAATCCCATCCATTCTTAGTAGGGTTATCTGTTTGACCGTTCCTAATAATTGTTATAGCGTCTCCTTGGGTGCCCACAGTGGACCAGGGGTTTTTATCAGGAGCTGTACCGCTCAACCTAATACTATTGCCCCACCTTCCTTCGTAAATTAAATCTCCTTCGAAAGGCTGTAGTGGATAGATATCTGAACGTTCTTTAAAGTATTTGCCAAACCTAATTGTACCTGAAGTATCTGTTAATTTATTTGTACTTCCTAAAGCAGAGTCCTGGTAATTTTTAGAATTCTCAGGGGTTAAAGATCCTGCAGAATATGGGATAGCGTTATGATGTGGGTGATTCCAAAGATTAACTACACTAATGTAGTATAGTGCTTTTGCAGAATTCCTCTGCATTATTTTCTTTGTCGGCTGTGATACTAAGTAGACAACCTCATTTACGAGCGGATAGTTCTTAATACCGGGCTGTAAAGGGTAAGCAACTTTATAGTTTTGATTTTCAGATACTGTAGAGTAGTCTCCTGTACCTCCAGAGAGGTCAATTATCTCAACTGCACCGATAGCTTTTGGCCCACCTAATTCTTTATACTTTGGGTGAGAGTCGTCAAGTACGACGCTAAGTACTCTCCCGGTCGAATTTAAGTTTGCTAACTTTAATGCATCAAGGGTTTTACTAGTACCGGAGGTGCTATTATTAAAACTACCATCTAGAGCTCCAAAGCCAAATTTTGCCATTACTTATCTTCTTTTATATTGTTAATCTCTTTTAGTAACTGCTCCCTTTCTTCATCGGTAATCCCGAACGAGTCAGTAGCGGAGTCTTGATTCTGGAATATACGTTGGATGATTGTTGCAACCTTTACAAGTTGGTCATCATTCTTAACTCCGATCTCTAAGTACTCTTTAATAAGAGGTACTATCAAAGTTGCATCTCCGGTATCTTCAATTAAAGGACGTAACTCAGAGATAAGAGTTGAAATCTGCTTTTCTTTCTTCTTCTGATTGTCGTAAATCTCCTCTAGAAGGTCTGCGAATTTCTTATTTTTAAAAATTAATTTATCTAAACTCATGGTTAATCTATTTTTTATAAATAGAAAGTAGTACAGTTTAGAAGTCTGCGTACCCGTTCTCTACATAGAATGCATACTGTTTCTTATAGAGATCCCCTAGTTCGTTAGCTACTTTTGTGATTCTAGGCGTCTTAACGTCGATAATCTCCCTTATGTAAATGTAAAGAGCTTTCTTATTAAAGATTGTTATATGTTCTCTTTTTCTGAATAATTCGAGAATAGCATCTGCAATCTGTGCATCTTCATCTTTAGGGAATAACTCGTAGATGTTATCTGTACAATGCTCCACGTAGATATCTAAGAACTCAGACACTTCATCTACCGGATGGTACACTTGAGTGTCAGCCTGTACCCCATTTACATCTAATACGTCTCCATAAACAACCTCACCGTCTTCCTGTTCCGTATTTAAGGTATCTAAGGAGAGTAACTCTAACCTCTTCTTATAATTCTTTTGATTAGAAGCAATTAGGTATCTTTTAGCTACTGTTCCGAAATAAGAATACGCTTTAGCTCCATTCTCAGGGTTGAAGCGATCTAGTTTAGTTAGTAGGAAGGTAATTACTTCGTGCTGAAGGTCTTCTAAGTTTGTTTCCTCTGTGTAGTAGAATTTAAAAGTATGAATTAAGTTCTGTGTTAACTTATATAATGCATAGTGAATCTCTTCTCTATAAATCTTATTACGTTCTGCATAATCCTCAGTGTGCACATATTTAACTATTGCAAGTTGAGTATCGTGGGTAAAGTAATTTTTATTTTTCTTCTCGGTCATCGGTCAATTTAAAGTTATTTAATCTACTTTGAATAACCTTTATTTGCTCGAAGAACCAACCGATCTCATCATCACTTTGGAATGTGCCTTTGCTATCAATTTTTTGAAGTTGTTGTTCACTGTGTTCGATAATCTTAGATAAATTATCCATGTACAGTAAATAAGCAGTTAAAACATCTTCCTGCTTTTCATTTTTACGAAGTAAGTTGTAAGTCGTATAACCTAATACACATACTGCTAGACTCAATATAGTAATTAATATCGTCATTAGTCTGTGAAAAAGTTAGACATTGCATTCTTCAAACCATCACTCTGAATATTAGATAATGCTTTGTTTTTTGCCTGTTGTTGGTGAGTTACTGGATTCTTCTGAGTAGTCTCTTTTGAAATTGAGAACTGTTTTGACTTGGGTTGTTCTGTAGGATTGACTGTCATCTCAACTACTGAAGCCATTAGATCTGCTTGATGTAAAATATAGATAATCACTGATTTAGGTCTACTCTCTGGCATTCTGGAAATTAGATAAGCTTTGTTAGCTTCTTCATATAGTCCATCGTGAGTTTTAATAGCAAGCATCTCATTCATAGAATATTTAATATTAGCTTCCTGAAGTAAGAATAAGGACCTATCCGGGATAGTCATAAAAGCAACCTCATTGTTGTAGGAGTAAACCTCACCTAGGTTTTTCTTTCTCCATTCATCTCTTCCGGGTAAATACAAATCGTTTTGGCTATCTCCCACTTTCCCTAAATCATGATTCATAGCAGAAAAGACTAACTCTTCAATTGTAAAGGTAGACATATCACAGCCGAACTTCTCCCAAAGTTTTGCAAAGTGTAAGGAAGCTTTAATAACACGATTAACATGTTCAATGTATCCTCCGGGGAAACAGTTGTGATACTTAGTAGTATGAGCTGCTGGCATTAAGATAAACCTATCTACACGGTCTTCATAAAACTTACGCAAGTCTTCTTTTCTTGGAGAAGAAATATAGGTGTCAATATACCCTAGAAATTCTTCCCAATTAGATTGGATCTGTTCTGCTGTTAAATTCATACTCTAAAGATAATTACCTTTGTCCGGAAAAGCCACCTACTTCATTAGTAGTTGTCGGCTCCATTTCAACATACTGTCTAACTTGGTTAAGCTGTTCTTCCGCTCTTTCAATAGTTTCTAAGTATGTTTTAATTGGCTCTTGTCTTTGAACAATCTGCCTCAACACCTTTAAGGTACTTTCTAATACCTCTACTTTGTTAATTACTTGATCTCTATATCTCATATTATTATATCCCTTTTAACTTTTCCCCCCTGTCTCAAACCCCATGTATAGATGATAAGAACTAAAAACTATAAAGGCAACTTATTTTGTGAAA